ACCGTGCGCTTGTGACTGACGGTGCTGCCCTGCAAGTTCAGGACGACAACGAGCAGTTCACAACCCTGACCGTTTCGACCCAGAAGCACATTGGCGTGAACTTCACCAGCGCCGAATTGACGATGCAGTTGGATGACTTCGCAGAGCGCGTTCTCAAGCCGCGTATCTCGCAGTTGGCCTCTAGCATTGACGCTGACGTTGCTAACTCGTTCAAAGCGATTGGTAACACCGTTGGTACACCCGGAACGACTCCAGCTTCTTCGTTGGTTCTTTTGCAAGCGCAGCAGAAACTGAACGAGAACGCCGCTGTCATGAACCCACGTTATGCAACGGTTAACCCCGCTGCCAACGCCGGTTTGGTTGAAGGCTTGAAAGGTCTGTTTAACCCGGTTGATACCATCAGCAAGCAATTTAAAAACGGCATGATGGGCACGGGTGTGCTGGGCTACGACGAGATCAATATGTCTCAGTCGATTAAGCAGTTCACGACGGGTTCGCGTTCGGCTACTGGCGGCACGACTTCGGCAGCGGTTACGTCGGAAGGCGCAACCACCATTACCATTACTGGTGCTGGTAACGCTGGCACGATCAAGGTTGGCGATGTGTTTACCATTGCTGATTGCTACGCTGTTAACCCACAGACCCGTGAGTCCACTGGTTCGCTGTTCCAGTTCGTCGCTGCGGCTGACGTTACGCTGAATGGATCTGGTGCTGGCAGTATTACTGTCTCGCCTATTTATTCTTCGTCTAATGCTTTGGCAACTGTTGATTCGCTCCCAGGTAATAGCAAAGCTGTTGTGTTTGTTGGAACTGCATCAACCCAATATCCGCAAAACCTTGTTTACCATAAAGATGCAATCGCGTTTTGTACGGCTGATCTCTTGCTGCCATCCGGGGTTGATATGGCTGCTCGCGCAGTACATAACGGGATTAGCTTGCGTGTGATTAGGCAGTACGACATAAATAATGACAGACTTCCATGTCGTATTGATGTCCTTTATGGCTTTAGCACGATTCGTCCACAGATGGCCTGCCGCCTCTGGGGTTGAACCTCTTAATTTAAGGAAATATCATGGCTCTCCCTAATGGTGGTGGTGGTTACCAAGTTGGTGCAGGTAACCGTCAAGAAACAATTCTCAGTGCTATGGCCGCGCCTCAAACGGCTACGGCTACTGCAACCTTGACCGCAGCGCAGATCGTTAACCAGATGTTGGTGGCTAACCCATCTACGTCTGCCGCAACGTACACGCTGCCTTTGGGCACGGCAATTGATGCTGCTGTTCCTAACGCCACGGTCGGTAGCACGTTTGACTTGTCAATCGTAAACATCGGCACTTCGTCTGGCGCGGTGACGTTGGCTGTTAACACTGGTGTGACCGATGGCGGTAACGCTTTGGTTGCTATCGCTGTTACAACTAGCCAGTTGTTCCGTTTTCGTAAGACCGGCGACGGTACTTACGTTGTGTATCGTTTGGGCTAAAAGCCTAAATGTAGGGGGAGGGCCACAAGCTCTCCCCTTTTTTAAGGAATTATTATGCCTAATACGCAAGCAGTTGGGGTCGCATATTCCGACCCAGAATTTACGACTTGTTACGCAAGTCAGGAACTTGGGTACGCAGCGGGCGCCCAAGGTACAGTTACGCAAGCAACCAGCAAGTCTACTGCCGTTACGCTGAACAAATCTGCTGGCCGCATCACAATGAACGGCGCAGAATTGGCGGCTAACACCGCTGTTTCGTTTACGATGAACAACTCGTTGATTTCTGCCAACGATGTGTTGATTGTTTGTATTTCTGGCGGTGGTACGGCAGCGGCGTACACGACTTATATCTCTAGCATGACAACTGGCTCTGCGGTTGTTACGTTGCGTAATTTGACTGGCGGCGCTCTTTCTGAGGCTGTTATCATCAACTTTGCAACTGTTCACTGCTCGACTTAACAGGCGGGGCTTCGGCCCCACCTTCTGAGGTTTACGATGGCAACATATTCGGCTGGTGATCAGATCAACCGCGCCCTGCGTTTGTTGGGTGTTCTGGCAGAAGGTGAAACGTCATCGGCGGCGGTGATGCAAGACTCGCTGATGGCCATGAATCAGATGATTGATTCATGGAACACCGAACGGCTGTCGGTGTTTTCTACCATAGACCAAATCGTTGAATGGCCTGTTGGTGCGATTAACGCCACACTTGGACCGTCAGGGTCTTTGGTACGGCTAAACGGCACTGCTGTTCGTCCGATTCTGGTTGACGACGCTACGTATTTCCGTGACCCGCAAACCAACGTGTCTTACGGAATCAAGCTGATCAACCAACAGCAATACGATGGTATTGCGGTTAAGACCGTAACGTCTACCTATCCGCAGGTCATGTTTGTGAACATGACCTACCCCGACATTGACATTTACATCTACCCAAGGCCCACGCGCCTTTTAGAGTTTCACTTTATTAGCGTTCAAGAACTTACTGAACCTGCAACGCTTGCCACCGTATTGGCTTTTCCACCAGGGTATTTAAGGGCGTTTACCTACAATCTGGCGATGGAGATTGCGCCCGAATTTGGTGTTGAACCATCCGATCAGGTCAAACGGATTGCTATGACTAGCAAACGAAATCTGAAGCGCATCAACAATCCTGACGATGTGATGTCAATGCCTTACGCAATCGTTGCAACTCGCCAACGGTTCAACGTCTACGCCGGTAACTATTGATGAAAACGCCGATTTTGGGATCGGCGTATGTTGCTCGGAGCATCAATGCTGCCGACAACAGGATGGTTAATCTCTTCCCTGAGATTGTGCCAGAAGGCGGTAAAGAACCCGCATTTCTAAACAGAGCGCCTGGGCTGCGTCTGCTTAACACTGTTGGCACTGGCCCAATTCGCGGTCTGTGGACGTTTAACAATGTTGGATATGTTGTTAGCGGTTTAGAACTTTACAGCATCGCAACTAATTACGTTGCGACGTTGTTGGGTACAGTAACCGGCACTGGTCCTGTCAGCATGGTTGACAATGGAACCCAGTTGTTTATTGCTTGCGGTGGACCAAGCTACATCTACAACTCGCAAACCAACGCATTTCAACAAATAATAGATCCAGACTTTCCCGGCGCTTTGACCGTTGGTTATCTCGACGGATATTTTGTTTTCATTGAACCCAATAGCCAAAAAATCTGGGTGACTACGCTATTAGACGGAACTTCAATTGACCCGTTAGATTTTGCAAGCGCCGAAGGATCGCCCGACAATCTTGTTAGCATGATTGTTGACCACCGTGAAGCGTGGTTGTTTGGGACCAATTCGGTTGAAGTCTGGTACGACGCGGGCAATCCAGACTTCCCGTTGCAACGTATTCAAGGCGCGTATAATGAAATTGGTTGCGCTGCAACATATTCCGTTGCCAAATTAGACAACGGTTTGTTTTGGTTAGGTGCTGATGCTCGCGGGCAAGGTATTGTCTACCGCGCCAACGGCTACACCGGCCAACGAATTAGCACCCACGCAATTGAATACGCGATTGCCCAGTACGGCAACATCAGCGATGCAATCGCCTACACGTACCAGCAAGAAGGTCATTCTTTTTATGTTTTGACGTTTCCGTCAGCTAACGCAACTTGGGTGTATGACGTATCTACACAAGCGTGGCATGAACGAGCTGCTTTTGAAAATGGTGAATTTTTACGGCATCGCAGTAATTGCCAAATGGCTTACAACAGTGAGATTGTTGTTGGCGATTATGTTAATGGCAATCTGTATGCGTTTGACTTAGACGTTTACGCTGACAACGGAGCGCAGCAAAAATGGTTGCGTTCTTGGCGGGCGTTGCCGACAGGACAGAATAACCTAACCCGTACAGCGCACCATAGCCTACAACTGGATTGCCAAAGCGGCATTGGCTTAAACGGTGGAAATGGAAACGATCCAACATATTTGGTGACTGAAAGTGATTTTTATTTGATCACAGAAAGCGGTGACTATTTGGTCAGCGTTGAAGGTGATGGTTATACGCTTGGATTTGATCCGCAAGTTATGCTGCGTTGGTCAGACGACGCTGGTCATACTTGGTCAAACGAACACTGGTCACCGCTTGGAAAAATCGGCGTTTACGGGCATCGAGTGTTCTGGCGGCGCTTGGGCATGACACTTAAATTGCGTGACCGAGTTTACGAATTGTCCGGTACAGATCCGGTCAAGATTGCAATCATGGGCGCTGAACTGCACTTGAGCGGGACAACTGCCTAATGCCAGTCATCAATAACATCACCCAGATCCCCGCGCCTCGGGTTGATTTTATTGACCCGCGCACTGGGCTAATGTCGCGTGAATGGTACAGATTTTTCTTTAACTTATTTAATCTAACCGGAGCGGGGACTAGCTCAATTACGGCTGAAGAGTTAAGTTATTCGCCAGTCGGGCCACAAATTGATGAAATCTACAATAGTATTAACTCGCTTGAACTTGGGCCGGTAAATCAGCCAAGTTCTACCGGCGTCACTCGGGTTGATACTGGGACGGGCCTAACTGGCGGTCCAATTGTATCGACCGGCACAATCAGCATTGACAACACAGTTGTTACGCTGACTGGCACGCAAACGCTTACCAATAAAACCATTACTGGTTTAGATAGCGGGTCAACGGTAAAAGACAGCGCCGGTAACTTGTACGGGTTTGGTTTTCGTACAATGCCGCAATCAAGCAATGCCAGCGGCACGCTGGTCTTGTCAGACAGCGCCAAACATCTTTACCTGACCGGCAACGTCACCGTACCGCCAAACAGTAGCGTGGCGTTTGAGACTGGTACGGTTATTAGTGTGGTGAGTAACGCCACGGCGTTGGTCATTCAAGCCGGATCGGGCGTCACGCTCAAACTAGCCAACTCAACATCAACCGGCAACCGATCTGTCGCGTCTAACGGCGTTGCCACTATGATCAAGGTTGCAACCGATACGTGGTACGTCTTTGGCTTGGGCGTGACATGAGCGGCTTTCTGGGAATGTTTACTTACGGAGATGCGGCTGCGCCTGTTGTCCCGTCAATTTATATTGCTTATGGCGGCCCCACGGCGGGCAAAAGAATTTCTGCTTACAATTGGGATTCAACAACAGGGTTTGGGTCTAGTTTTACAGCACCAACAATTTCTAACGCAATTAACCAAGTTTCTTTCGTTAAAAATAACTCAAATATTTCGGCATCTTGTACTGCGTCGCCTTTTTTCTTTGTATGGCAATGGTCTGCTGCTGGTTTTGGAACGCAGTACGCTAACGCGGCTAGCCCATTAAGCCCATCAGGTTCTGGCCCCGCAGGGTTTAGTTGGACTAATAATGTTGACGCAATTATTACCTCAAACGCCGCAAGCGTATCTTACCCACAAGCATGGGCATGGGATCAAACAACTGGGTTTGGATCTAAATATGCAAATGGGACCGCATTAAATTCTTCTGATTCTTCTACTGGCGTCACGTTAAATGGTGACAATACGCAAGTTGCGTTTAGTCAACAATCAAACCCAGTAATTTCTCTGTTTCCGTGGTCATCGGCAACTGGATTTGGCACTAAATACGCAAACCCCGCCACGCTTCCCGGACAGGGTAGCAACCCAGGAACCATATCTTTTAACCCTGTTACCAATGATATTGTAATTGGCAACACCTTGTTTCCGTTGCTCTCTGGATACCCTGTAACGTCTTCTGGGTTTGGTACAAGGTACGCTAATCCTTCAACCTCTGCTGGAGGGGCGGTATTTGGGGTTAGATTTTCCCCGTCTGGGTCTGAGGTTGCGGTTGGAAATAGCGCAACCCCAGCGCCTTTAAAAGTGTACCAATGGTCTTCTGGCTTTGGTTCTTTGTACTCAAGCCCGTCCATATTACAAACCATAAGAGCAGTGTCATGGTCTAGCACGGGGACAGAAATCGCTGGCGCTATAGCTTCAGCCTCTCCTTATACTAAGGTCTACCCGTGGACTTCTAGCGGTTTTGGTTCTGCGTATTCAAATCCCACGACAGCCTTAGATAGTTCAGTTTCTGTATCTTTTTCCGATCAATCAAGATGATTACTAACGACGAAAAACTAGCCTCGGCAATCATGAACGCCTACTACCGCGAGATGGAAATCTACGCATATCAGGTGAACATTGATAACTATTCTGCTATGCTACTTGCACTTCCGTCTGGTGACTGGCCGGTGGATTGGGTAGCGTTCAAGGGCGTAAAAATCGAGGAGTTGCCGCATTCGTTGTCAGAAGACGACGTTCAAGCAATCAGCGACTACCAGTACCGTGATCGTTTACGTTCGCTGGTGAGAACCGAAAAAGCAGAACAGAGTAAATGTAACAGGATTCGGGACGTACTCAAGGCTCAGATCGGCGGCGACTACGACGCGCTGGTTTTGGCGTATAAGGCAGCGCAACCATGACAGTATCCGTAAGAGTTTTAATCCCGGCAAAGTTAGCTGAGAATAGCCAGACGACCCAGTACACCGCTAATGGTGTGACTGCGCTTATTGACAAGTTCACAGCGACCAACTTTAGCGCAGCGACGGCGACGATCAGCGTCAACTTGGTTACGGGGGCAGACGCGGCGGGCAATCAAAACTTGATTGTTAAAACCAAATCGTTACAACCATCGGAGACGTATACGTTTCCTGAGATTACTGGCGCTGCACTTGCACCTAGCGGCTTTATCAGTACCATTGCGGGGACGGCATCAGCGATCAACATCCGGGCTAACGGACGGGAGATTACATAATGAGTTGGCTTGACAGTCTTGCCCCAATATTAGGCGGCGTTGGCGGGTTTTTGGTTGGTGGCCCAACAGGAGCAATGTTAGGAGCTTCTTTGGGGTCTGGAATTAGTGGTGCGTCTGCGGCAAAAGATGCAGCCAATATGCAAGCGCAAGCAGCTCAAGCCGCGCAAGACGCTCAAGAGCGGATGTTCAATAAACAAATTGAACTGCAAGAACCGTTTCGTCAAGCGGGTGTTGGTGCGCTTAATAAGCTAATTCCGTTGTCTGACTATACCAAGTTTGGTATGGATCAGTTTACGCAAGACCCTGGCTACGCTTTTCGGTTGTCTGAAGGCATGAAAGCGTTGGACCGTACTGCTGCCGCTCGTGGTGGTTTGTTGTCTGGCGCTACGCTCAAAGGAGCGCAACGTTATGGACAAGACCTTGCCTCGCAAGAGTACCAGAATGCTTTTAACCGCTATCAAACTGAACGCGCCGCGCAACTTAACCCGCTTCAATCATTAGCGGGTATTGGTCAAACATCTGCCAATACGTTGACCGGCGTTGCGGGCGCATACGGTGCCCAGACTGGGCAAAACCTGCAAGACATCGGATCTGCCCGCGCCTCTGGGTATCTTGGGGGTCAAAACGCACTATCTAGCGCACTTGGTCAAGCTGGGCAAATGTACCAATACGGCCAACGCACAAACGCGTTGGCTGGAATGTATGGCGGTGGTAGTGGTGGGGGCGCGCCAATTTACGCAGCCACGCCTAGCTACACAAGTCAACCGTCTCTTGGCTACGACTGGGGCTGATCATGGCACTTCGACCTCTTGACCCATCAATCGTCAACGCTTATCAGCCGCCTAAATTTAATATGCCAGATCCTTTGCAGGATGTGGTGGCACTTGAGCAGATCAAGTCTGGGCGTGTTGCTCGACAAATTCATGAACAGCAATTGTCTCAACTTCAGCAAGATCGTGTTGCATTAGATGAAATGCAACGTAAAATTACTGAAGCGGGTGGGCCATCTAATTTGAAGATGGCATTTACAGAGATGATCAACTCCAAACTGCCTAAATATGCAGAAATTGGATACGCTGGTCTTCAAAAAATTAAAGAGCAAGAAGATTTTCAATCTTTAATTAATCCCAAAACACCAGAAGCGCCACCGGCACCAACAACATCAACCGCACCAGTCCCAGGCACATCAATATCAATGATGCCGGTCAATGCACCATACAATGCGTTGGCTACTCCTGAGACGGATAAGGCAAACCAATTGGCTGCAATGGCTGCGCCACAAGCACAACCAAGTCTGCCAACCAATATGCTTGCCGCCGATCTTGATCAATTAGATCGTCAGATTCAAGGCGCTTACGCTTTAGGAACTCCTCGGGCACTTGCTTACGCAAAAGCGTTAGAATCGCGTAGAGATGAAGTAAACAAAAATATTGTTGTTTCTCCTGGTGCAACTGTATTCCAAGGCGGCAAAGTTGTTTACACCGCCCCAGAAAAATCAGAAGCACAACCGTCTTTAGTTAGAGAATACAACTTTGCCAAAACCCCAGATGGAGGCGGGTTTAAAGGTTCTTATCAAGATTTTGTTGTTGCAAGATCTGCGGCTACCAGACCGCCAGCACAACCGTTGGCTCCTATACCTACCCTTGACAAAACAACTGGTCAAGTTGTTTACGCAACTAGAGAACAAATTTTACAAAACCCAAGAAGGTTTGTTCCGACTAGCGAAAGGCAAGAACCAAGATTTGACGCTGCTGCCGGTGGTTTTGTTTACCCACCAACCGCAGAAAATCCACAGGGCAAGTTTGTTGCCGTTACGGGCGTGGAAGGAAAACCTCTTAACGAAGCTCAAGGAAATTCGGTTGCCTTTGGCATAAGAATGAAAGAGGCCAATTCAATTATTGAAAAACTTGCAAGCGAAGGAACTGAAAGGTCAGCAATTGGTGCTGGCGCTCCGTATGGAATTGGTGGGATTGTCAACGCAGCAACCGCAAGCCCGCAACAACAACAGTTTCAACAAGCAAAACTCAACTTTATCACTGCAATTCTTCGCAAAGAATCTGGCGCTGCAATTGGTCAAGATGAATTTGAAAGAGAAGATCAAAAATATTTTCCTCAAGTTAAAGATAGTGATGCTGTTAAGGCTCAGAAAGCACAAGCCAGACAAACAGCAATTAAGGCAATGGAAATTCAGGCTGGCCCAGGGGCCAAGGAAATTCAGAAATTCTCACCTCGCGGCGAATCAACAACAAAATCCAATCCTGCTGTAGACGATCTTGTTAAAAAATACGGTGGATAATGGCTACCATTGAACAACTTGGTAAAGCGTTAATAAACGCTGACGCTGCGGGGGACGTTGAAGCGGCTAAAATGTTAGCTGCTGAAATTAAACGGATGCGCGTACCTAGTGCCGCTGACATCCCCGGAGCAGTACCGCAGCCAAAATACCAAGAGCCATCTATGGCTGATCGGTTGCTTGGCATTCCAGAAGCGGCGTTGTCTACGCTAACAGGTGCGGTTGCAATGCCTGTTGGGGCGATTGCTGGCATTTTGGGCGGCAGGTTAGGTCAAGGCCCAAACGTCAAAGCAATGGAAAGCGTGATGGAAGCGGGGACATATGTCCCTCGCACCGAAAGCGGTCAACAATATCTTCGTTCTTTAGGACAACTGACTTCTGGGATTCCTGCGTTTGTACCTGCCGTTGGTCAAGCTGGGCAAATGGCTCAAGGCGTTAACGCGCTTGCCGCTCGCGCTGCTCCAGCAGCACAACGTGTATCTCAAACCGTACAGAACGCTCTGGTACGGACGCCGGAACAACAAATGGATGGTGGTGGCGCAGCATTGACACAAGAAGCGTTGCTGCGGGCAGAACGCGCTCAACGTCAAGGAATTCCGTTGACCAAAGGGGAGCAAACCCAAAGTTTGGCGCAACAGCAACTTGAACAAGATTTGCTGAAGTCCAATAAACCGCAGTTGGTAGCCCCGCTGACCAACCTGAAACAACAGCAACAAGAAGCAATCGGTCGCCAGTTTCAAAGACTGACTGAAGCCACCGGCTCAACCGTAGCTGATGTTGACCCAATCTACCTGCGCGACGTTGGCAAACTTGTTGATAAGCCTTTAATGGCAGAGTACGAAAAATCAATCAAAAATTATCAAACAAAATATAAGGCAGCAGACAACGCTGGCGAGACGCTACAAGAGGTTTCGTATCAGAGTTTGAAAGACTACATCAACAAGCAAACGCCTACGACCAGAACGTCGCTTGCCCCGATTTTGCAAGATACGCTTGAGCAACTCAAGATTAACGATCCAAACGGAACTGGCAACATTTCCATTCGGGCGCTTGAGGATGTGTATCAGAACATTGGCAAAAAAGCGCAGCCAGGGACGCCAAACTCAACTTACGGAAAAGACCTTAAAAACCTGATTGATCAAACAACCGAAGGCGCAGGCGGCGATCTGTACAAAGAAGCCCGCGTAGCTCGCCGTCAATTTGCAAAAGAGTTTGAAGACGTTGCCGCCGTTGCCAAGCTGGTTGGTAGCAAAGGCGAAGATCGTCTTGTCCGTTTGTCCAACGTGTTTGATAACGTGGTTCTTGGCAGTTCAAAGGAAGACGTTCAGCACATTACTTCGTTGCTTAAACGCGCTGGCCCAGAAGGTCAGCAAGCAATCAATGAACTGAAAGGACAAACGGTCCAATGGCTTAAAGATCAGGCAACCGGCGTTAATGGTGTAACCAAGTTTGACAGTTTCCGTAAAGCTGTTGACAAACTTGAGAAAGAAGACAAGTTGACTGAGTTGTTTGGTAAAGATGGCCGCGAGCAAATTCTTGACCTACGAGATACGGTCAAGGACGCAATGGTTAAACAGCCAGGGGCGGTCAACTACTCCAACACCGCCAGCGCACTCATGCGTGGTCTTGAAAACATTGCTCTGCGCGTCCCCGGCGCTAAAACTGTTGCAGAACTGCGCCAAGATTACAGAACAAAAAAACAAGCCAAAGAGGCTGCAACCTTCAACGCTTTAGCCCCCGCCAACCAAAACAAATTGGTCCCATGATGGTTACATTATCCGAAGTTGATCACAAAATTGACGCCCACGTTGATGTCTGTGCCGTAAGGTACGAAGGCATCGAAAAGGAAACCAAAGGCATCCACGCCCGGATCAAGCGGCTAGAGCAGATCCTAGTCACTGGGTGCGGGGCAATTATTTTTCTGTTGCTGACCATACTGACCAGAGGTCACTAAACGGTCATCGTCAGTTTGTAAACTTGAGACTCCTTAATCTGGAGCCTGACATGAAAGACGACATT